GTTTATATAGTATTTAATTTTAACATATAAAATTATACAAAATAAAGACAAAATCTAGATGATATGCGAATAATTGATTTCAATGCATATTTTCAATGCTTTTTTATATTACAAATTTAGGTGTATAAACATAATAATAGAACATAATAATTTATGCATATAATATGATTGTATTTGATGTATAAATTATGAAAAACTTCCTAATGGAAAAGGTAAATTAGATTATGCAAACTACACAAAGTAAATCAAAAATGCGTAAATGGAAATTGGTCATAGAATCAAATCTAGGTAGACCACTTCGCAATCGTGCTGAAGCAAGCGTTATAGCTACATTGCTTGATACACAAAATAAATTAAATCGCGGTGTTATTCAGGAAGCTGCTAACGTTTCTGCTGATGTTGCACAATATCAGCAATATGCGTTGCCTTTGATTCGTAGACAGTTCCCAGAATTGTTAGCGATGAATACTGTAGCTGTTATTCCTACAACTACACCACAGGGTATTTATTTTGCACTTCGTTATTTATACGAAAATGCTCCATTGAAAACACAGGGTTTCCGTCAGGGTCAGAAACAAGAAATCGGATACGATTTAGTTGCTGATCATACTGGTGTGAAGGGTTATTTTAATCCTTGGAGCACTTCACAGGGTGAGCTTCTTTCGAACTATATGGAAGGAACAAACACTTCTGGTGATGCTTATGGTGCTGCTGGTTATGGTGAAGGCAGTGGTTTCCTTCAAAATAACTTTGGTGGAAATCCTTATGCTGGAAATGATGAACTTGGACAGTATGCTTTTAATATAAAGAAAGCATCTATAAAAGTTATTAGTGGATCAATTCGTGTTGGTACTCGTGCTATAAAATCTCATTATACACTTGAACTTCAACAGGATATGGCTGCTGCTCATGGTCAAGACGTTGAAGCCTTGTTACTTGAAGGTTTGCAGTTTGAGATTCAGCAAGAAATAGATCGTGAAATATTACAGGCTATGGTATTATGCGCACAAAATGCTAAATTAGGCGGAGAAACCGCATTGAGCATTGATTTGGCTACTGCGACTGTTGCTGATGGTCGTTGGTCTGCTGAAAAAATTGCATCTGGTATAGTGAATACCATTATTGCTGTTACTCGCAAACTTGCATTAACAACTCGTATGGGTTCTGGTAATTTTGCAATATGTTCACCTGATATTTGTGCTGCTATAGCTACGTTGAATAACGGTATCTATATTCCGAATTATCTTGATACTAATGCTGTTATGCAACCTGCCGGTGGTGTTGCTGATGCTGGTGCGTTATTGAATGGTAATATTAAATTATATCAGGATATATACGCAATGGCTTCATACGCACTTGTTGGATATAAAGGTCCTAGACAAGGTGAAAGTGGAATAATTTTTATGCCATATATTCCATATATATTCACAAAAACTGCTGGTCAAGAAGATGGTAGTCCTCGTTTAATAGTAAAATCTCGTTATGCAATAGTTGCTAACTTGCTTGGTGCTGGACAGTTCTATCGTTTAATTACCTTCAAAAATGTTGATAGTGTTATCGCTGGTATAAGCTTCACTTCTGGTGAAACCCCATTTGAATCTAACGGTTCAGTTGGTGATACTTCGGATGGTGCTTTGACCTATGATACCGTTGGAAACTCGTTTGATCAGGTTCCTGGTGGATTTAGTTACGAAGATGGTAACTGGTAATAGGTACATTATTTAATTAAAAGAGTGATTATTTTAATCACTCTTTTTTTATTTAAAAATACTATATTATATACGAGTTTATTGGATTTTTTATATGAATGAAAAACAATTTGAATATGTATGTAAAATATGTAATAAGCATTACATCGGTATTCGTGCTTTTTCTAATCATATAGTATCTTCTCATAAAATAACAACAAAAGAATATTATGATACATATATTAAACAAAAAGATGATGGTATATGTGAAATATGTGATAAACCTACAAAATATCGCAGTTTTACTGAAGGTTATAAAAACACATGTAGCCATAAATGTTATGGAAAGTTTTTAAAAAAACATCCAGAAATTATAAAAGCTAGATCTGATAAAACAAAAAATACATGTATGAAAAAATGGGGTGTTGAAAACCCGTTTCAGGTTGATTCGGTAAAACAAAAAATAAAAGAAACAAATCTAAATAAATATGGTACCGAATATTTTTCTAAAACTAATGACTGGACAATAAAAACAAAAAATACAAATTTAAATAAATATGGATCAGATACATATTTGCATAGCGATGTAGGACGTAATGTTGTTAATTTGACAAATAAAACCAGATATGGAAACCCTAATTATTTTTTAACTAGTAATTTTAAAAATAAATCTGAAAATACATCCTTATTAAAATATAACGCTAAAACCTATATGCAAAGCGAAATAGGTAAAAAGCAACGAGAATATTTACAGAAAAATACATATAATGGGTATTTTTATGTTGAGACTGAGGATTTTAAAAATAAGGCAAAAAATACACAATATATTAAATATGGAAATTGGTATAGTTCTACAAAAGAGAGACAATCCTTATTACATAATACTAATATGCGTTTATATGGAAATCCCGAATATTTTAAATCCGATGATTTTAAACTGAAAAATAAAGAAACCTTGCTTGATAGATATAATGTTACAAATTATTCCATGACGGAATACTGGAAAAATAAAACACAAACAACAAATATACATAAATATAATAATCCAGTATATTTGCTTTCTAATGATTTTAAAGAAAAAACAAAGAAAACCTGTATGGAAAAATATGGTAATGAAAATTATTTTTTAAGTGAAACATATAAAAATAAATTATTTGAATCATATAAAACAATTATGCAAAATAGTGGTTGTGATATAATTAAGGTAATAACATATAATAGTGTTATGTATAAATGTTCAGTATGTGAAAATGTTAATACTGAACAAATACAATTTATAAAAAGTAGAATAAATAATAATATAACACCGTGTGCATTCTGTGAACATAAAAATACCGAAGTTTCAATTGAAGAATCTGAAGTTAGTACATATATAAAAGAATTAGGATATAATATAACACATTATACTAATGGTTTTATTGGTAATATGGGTGCTGATATTGTTATAGAAGATAAAAAATTAATAATTGAATATGATGGTATATATTGGCATTCTGAATTATATAAAGATTCTAATTATCATTTATTAAAGACAATAGAAGCTGAAAAATTAGGATATAAATTAATACATATATTTTCAGATGAATGGAAGTATAAAAAAGAAATAGTTAAATCTAGGTTATTATCACAATTAGGAATAATACAAAATAAAATTTATGCTAGGAAATGTGAAATAAAGGAAGTATCAAATAAAGATGCTACAATATTTTTAGATTTAAATCATTTACAAGGATCATGTACAAGTTCACTTAGATATGGATTATATAATAATGAAGAACTTGTTGCTATAATGACCTTTGGTAAATCACGATTTAATAATGATGAATATGAATTGATAAGATATTGCAATAAATGTAATGGTGCTGTTGTTGGCGGTGCTAGTAAATTATTTAAACATTTTTTGAAAAATAATACAGTTAAGAATATAATATCATTTGCAGATAGGAGATGGAGTGGAAAATCGGGATTATATAGTTCATTAGGATTTAAATTAGAATATGAAACCCCTCCTAGTTATTTTTATATAAATAGTGATATGCGTGAAAGTAGAATAAAATATATGAAACATAAGTTAATTAAAGCTGGATATGATTCTAATAAAACTGAACATGATATAATGTTTGATAGAGGAATATATAGAATATATGATTGTGGGCATTTAAAGTTTTCATATAGTATATAACATGTTAAATATATAGAATAATTACAAAACACTGATATAAATCGGTGTTTTTTGTTTAATAATATAATTTTAATAAAAAAGCAATAATGTATAAACTATTATTAAATATAACTGGATGGTAACGGTTGATATCTCTTACAAAAAATGATACAAAGGTTTTATTAAGTGCATTATTTACAAATGATGATGCAAAGGTGAAACATATAGTTGATGCATATTTTGAAGCATCATATAAAGCAGAGATAGATATCCAATTAAATGCAGTTTTTGAATCATTATCAAAGCATGATTCTGAGGTACAATATGGCTGATAAAAAACTTGTTCAAATATTAGGTGATATACATAGTAAAGATAATAAAGTATATAGTGCGGATAGATTAGGATTAGATGGAATATTACATAAAAGATTAATAATAGAAGGTACCGCCATATTAACAGATATACCAGGTATAAATGGTAGATCATATCCAAAATGGATAATTGAACGTGAAGTTAATAGATTAAATAAAGAATGGGTACCATTTGGTAGATTAGCAGGTGAATTAAATCATCCTAGATTAGATGATGAAAATAATCCAAAAGATTACCCAATATTTGAAATGAACATGAGTAAAATATGTGCATTAATTGAAGAATTGCGCTTAGATGGTAATAAATTATATTGTCGAATGGTGGTGGTAGAAGGTGATCATGGTGCTGGTGATAAATTAGCGGCATTGCTACGCACTGGTTATGTACCAGGTTATTCATTACGCGGTGCAGGTGGTGTTATAGAAGGTAATGATTATGATACAATAGATACTGATTATACTTTAATTACAATAGATGTTGTAGGAAATCCATCTTTTGGTAAAGATGCTATAATAAGTTATCATTTTGAATCAAATAATACAAAAACTGGACAAAAACAGGCATTATTAGAGTCTATACAAACAACAGCTAGAAAGGAATTGGTATTGAATAGAACATTATCATATTCATATCATAGATATAATAAAGATGTTCTGATGTCAGTATTAAAAGGAAATTAATATGAATATATTAGATATATTAGATGAAGAAGATAAAAAAACTATAACCCCAGACGTTGCTTCTAGATTAGAAAGTGTTTTCTGTACTGAATTAGCAAAACAACTAGATAAATCAGAAAAGAAAAATAAAGAAACTTTTGATAATTTTGTTGAAAGTGTTAATAAAAAATTTGATGAAAAAATATCAAATGCTATACTTGAAAACGTAAAAACACAAAAATCTAATATTATGGGTGATAAATTATATAAGGTAGTATCTGATATAGCAAATGTATTAGAATCAGCAGGAATACCGACAACAGAAACTACTAAAAGATTAAAAGAAGAGTTAGCTCAGAGTAATGTAGAATTACAAAAAGTATATCAAGCGCGTGAGTTAATAAAGCAAAAATTAAATGAAGAAGAAAAAATTAATTTTATATATGCGGAAACTAAAGGGTTAAAACCAGAATTAATTGATGCCGTTATAGAGTATTTTAAAGATAAAGATATACGTGAGATAGATAGACCAGCAATAGAAAAGTTTATATCTGGTGATCATTCTGATGTGTTTTTACAAGATATTGATATGGATGCTGATACTGATTTAAATATGGATAAAGTTAACGCAGCATTAAAAGATATAGAATATAATTTAAATATAGCAACACCAACAATAACAAGATCTAATAAAGGTAATACAAAATTTGAAAGTTTGGGGCATGGATTAGATAAACAACGTGTATTCAATAGTCCAAATGTAACACAGGATGATTTGGATGATTCACAAAATGATCAAGATGATGATATTCAGGATGCTATAAATAACTGTAATGCATTTAATGATATAAGTTTTGGTCAAAACTCATTTATTTAATATAATTTTATATGTACAAATAGATTTTTGGAGACAATATGCCAATAGGACAAAATAGACCAATGATGAGACCGGTATATCCACAACAACAAGGATATACACAAAATAATGCCCAATATCAGCAACAGGGTATTCCAAATCAAATGCCTAATTATTATCCACAACAAGGGCAAAATCCACAGTATCAACAACAGGGATATGCGCCTCAGTATCAACCACAATATAGAAAACAACCACCACAATCAATTTCGGATGTGTATAGTGATGAAGAAGCAATATCACAGCAAGAAAAAATGGATGATTTATTATCAAAAATAAATGGTGATGGTGCAATATATAATTCAAAAGATGCTGGTACAATAGAACAATTAATTGCTGCTATGAATTATGTTGCTGGTTTTATTGTTAATGTAGATGATTGGATTCCGAAAGGAAAAGAAAAATATGCGCCATCTATAAGAGATAATGCAACTAAAATTTCTACTGTATTACGAAAATTTAGTGATCAAATATCTAAATTAGCATAATATATTCATATGCAATATGTATTTATCACTATCAACATATAAATTTATATCAAATTTAGTTAATGATACTAAAATAGCAGAAATTTTATATTCAGATGATACCATTTCATTTTCTATAGATAGTGAAATATTTTCTATTGAAACTATAACAGATACAACACAAAGTGATTATGGTAGAAGTTATTTAGTTATAAAGAATAATACATTAATTAATGATGCTAATACTATTAATTTTAATATTGTTAATGATACTGTTATTACGGTTGAATCATTTGAATTATATCAAATTGATTTTTCTATAAAATATATTGATAATGTTGCAAGTAAAGAAAATACATCTCCAGTAATAACAATACATGGTTATGGTTTTGATTCTACTTTTAATGTTAATTTAGTATATTATGATGGTAATATTGGCTCATGTATTCAAATAGATAATAATGAATTAACAATAACTAATACATCTATTTCATTTACCTTATTTAATAAATATTTAATACATGATTCGAATAATAATGAAATATGTACAATATATGATATATGTG